ACGCAAGCCTCTCTGATTGTCTGGTATGTCCTTGTCTAAGTATATACCCTCATCTTTATAGAACTCACCATCAACAATTAACTGTGTATTGTAACTATTGAATCCAGCATTGAAGTTTAAGAGAGCCAATATTAGGCTTTGCAGTTTCTGTTGTTCCTCAAGTGATGCAGCCTCTCCCATCTCTGTCGCAAGGTTCTTTAGTTTGTTACTAATAATCTCACGCATCTTCTCTTTCTTACTAGCTTTCTTCTTCTGTGCTACTAGCTTCTTAGGCTCTTCTTTGACAGCTTCTGGTTCAGGTTCTGGTTCAGGCTCTTCTCTTTCTTCTTCAGCTTCCTCTTCAGTTTCTTCAGTCTCTTGCTCTTCTGATTCTTCTTCAACTACTTCCTCTTGTTCTGGCTCTTCTTCTGTTTGTTCTTCTTGTATGGTGTCTTCTTCTGGCTCTGGCTCATCTAGTTCCTCTATAGGCTCTTCCAGTATTTCTTCCATAGGTTCTGGTAGAGGTTCAAAAAATTCTTCTAGTTCTGCTTCAAGTTCTTCTATTAATTCCTCTTGGCTAATCTCTTGGAATAAATCTTCCATCTCTGGTATAGATTCTTCAAAGACAGCAACCATTATTGTAAAATCTTCTAAAGGTTCTATCTCAATTACTTGAAAAACCTCTGGCTCTTCCAAGAAGTATACTGATTCAAAATCTTCCTCATCATCTTCCCAAATTTCAGGCACATCTTCTTCAACATATTCTTCTATGTAAGCATCATCCCAACCATCACATCCGTAATCATAAAGAGGATTGATTGAGCATTCATTGTTGTATACATTATCAGCATATACTTGTGGATAGTACAAACAACTTATGTGACTGTCTGGTAATACACTGCATATACTCTCTCCGTTTGCTATTTCTACTGGCTCATCTACTTGGCTATTCCAAAAGATTGCTCCACTTGTCTGGTGGTTATAGAACCATTGTTCATACTCACCAGCACTTAAATCTCCTACTACTGCTACTGTTACAGCGTGGTTACTTATTTGTACCTCTTCATAGTTTATAGCTATGTTACCCATCGGGTATATTGTTAGGTCAAATGAGTTTCTTGTATTAGGTAGGTAGTATTCTGACAAATCCTCCCACATATATTTCTGGAATGTGGAATCACCTTGTGTATAAAATCTACCAATACCTGTATCTATTAAATCTGTATGCCAAGGCATAATGGTGTAATTAAATCTTACACCTGATCCACCATTTGCAAAATCTTGTCCCGAACAACACAAGCCATCGTGTATATAACCACTGCCAGGTACATCAAGAGGGTCAAGGAAACCCACAACACCATTAGAAAACATAAAGCTAGTAACGTAACTATTTCCATAGAAAGGAAACGTAAAATCTAATGGTACTTCAACCCAGCCATCGTCTACTATCTGATGCTCAATTATCTCAGGGTCAGATAACGAGGACAGCGAGAAGGATAACACCAAGAATGCCACTAACCAATTGCTCAAGAAATACTCCTCTGTTCATATTAGAAGCTGGTTGTTTAGGTGGAATCTTCTTAGGGTTTAGTCTCCACTCTTTTGTAGCTTCTTGTCCTATTAATCCCTCACCAGTGGTAGGCGAATAAATCGGGCAGGGCGTCCCCGCAAAACGCATTGCATCAAAAACCGACCTCGTTTGGCACATCAAAGCAACTGCTGCGACCTTCATACCCATATCATACAATACTTTAGCGTTCTTCAATCTCATACAGTTCTCATCTGAGTAAGCCTGTCCTGTACTGATACCTAGTATCTGTGTCTGTACTGCTCCACTAACTCCTACCATACATAAGTCTGAGTTACTTGCGTTTATGCTAGGACTAATTGCACTAGGTGGGTTTGTTCTAACTGTACTCTTACTATCTGTACTTGTAGTTACTGTGCTATTACTTGTGCTATTTGTAACAATAGGGTCAGCAGCCATTACTGGCAATACAAACACTATCCAAAACGCAACTACTATGCCAAAGGCTATTGTGTTATTTATTCTTCTAGACATAAGTTATTACACAGAATTGTGCCATCGAATACCTTACTGAATCTTTCGATTCAAGTTTTGTACAATGATGGCTAACCCAAGAAGGAAACAAAACGCAACTGTTATCTTTAAATTTGAAAGTTTTGTCATAATCAGTAAACATAAAATCACCGCCAGTCATTTCTTTGTCATCCAAAGTTAAAAAAGTTACTCCAGTAAAAGCTGCTAGGTCTTTGTGAGACAAATACTCATTCTTATGTGTGTACTTGTTAAGCATTGTAAAGTCTTGAGTTGACAAATCAAATGCAACATTTGCTGGATGTGAAGTTTCAAGTGCTTTTTTAATTTCACCTTTAAATATTTTCCTATTGTATTTCAACATAGGCGAATACTCTCTTTTTGTGTAAACCCTATCTACAAGTAATCCGTTACCAGTCATTTTAAATTCATCGTTTTCTGTTCTAGCAGAATGCTGGTTTCTAGCTTCTTGTATGCTTGGAACATTGTCCATCATCCAAGTTATATTTTCTACTTCTTTTTTTATATCCTTGAGCTCTTGTCTTGTATACACATTTTCAATATATACATAGCCAAAATCTCCAAGATTGTTTTTGTGTATCTTCATACTCTCCTCCCAAGAAGATTACAAATTACTCAACAACTGCTGCTCTTGCTTCTGCTCTTTTTGTTGTAATGTCTGATGGAACAGCAGTTCCACCTTCAGTAGCTCTAAGAACATACCAATCTGTGTGCATCAAATATTGTCTATTTTTAATATTAAGACTTGTTTGTGTATCGTTGATTGTTCCTGTGTCTTGAGTAAAAGTTTGACCTTCAATAATGTGATTACCAAATGTTTGCTGATACCAGTCCGTAGGATGAGCTTTCACTTCTTTCGCAACGTAAGGGTAATCATCTGCAAACTCAGGTAAGACATCTGCTGTCCAAACTCCGTTTTCTATAGCACCTGTACTTTTATTAATTTCTACATATAACATAATTATTCCTGTGTTTTAATTTACCAACTAACGTAGAGTCTTCCAGCGTGACCATTACCACCTTCACCGCCTGACCAGCCTCCGCCGCCACCTCCGCCGCCATAAGCACCACCGTGACCGCCTTCACCATAAGCTCCCATACCTTTAGAGCCACCTTCACCTTCATTACCTTGCGAATCACCACCAGTACCACCGTTAGAGTTACCGTAGTCATTACCGCCATTGCCACCACCTGGTGAACCACCACCACCTTGTGAACTACCTTGTTGAATGTGTGTTCCTCTTTCACCACCTGTAGCAGAAAGATGTGAGCCGAAAGAAGTAGTACCGCCATCACTAGCAGCAAAGTTACCTCCGTAGTTTCCATCACCTCGACCTCCGCCTCCACCACCACCGATAGTAATGGTTATAGCAGAGCCGCTGAGTCCAGTAACAGTCTGACCTTCGTAGCCACCGCCACCTCCGCCACCGTTACCTTCTCCTCCACCACCACCGCCACCGCCACCAACTAAGGTGACAGTAAAGACAGTCGATGAGTTAGTACCAGTAGGAGGTGTCCAAGATTGTGTACTTGTGAATGATGCGTTTCCAGACACCCAGTCTATGCCATCATAAAAGTTACTCATTTTTATCTGCCCTGACTCAGGGATGTTAGCGTTTACTCCACCGGGAACATAAGAACCACCATCATAGTATTCACTAAGTTGTGTAGGTGCAGAGCCACCAAACTCTGTTTGTATTTCAGATAATTTTATTTGTCCACTTTCTTGTAAAGCCATTATTTGCTCTCCAGTTTTTCTACTTTCGCAGTAAGCTCCTTGATTGATTCAATAAGTAATGCGTGTAGGGCATCATACTGAACAGTCTTAAACAATTCATCATTACCAGTTTGTAGTGGTAAGGCTTTATGCTTAACTGCTTGAGGCAATACTTTCTCGACATCTTGTGCAATTACACCAGCAGACTCTACTCCATCTTGCTTACGAGTAAACGTCACACCTTTAAGTTCTTTGACTTTATCTAAAGCACCTTCAACAACTTCAATGTTTTCTTTGAGTCTTTCATCTGAAACTGTAGTTGAGTAAGCAATAACATCGCCATCAACGTGTAAGTCACCATCAGCCTCAAGTCGCATTTCTTCGTTGCCATTAAGTTTGAACTGTATAGTAGTAGTTTCGATGTCAATATGGTCGTTAGAGTCTAATCCAAATCTTCCCGCCGAAGCCCAAACACTACCTGTTACTGAAACACCACCTGTTTCTGTTTCAAGTTTCTTAGCGTTACTATAGTAAAGTTCTACATTTCCGTTCTCGTTACACTTCATATAGTCATCATTATCTGTTTGAGATTTGAGAATAATTTGTTCCCCTCTCAAAAATAAATTACCTGAACCAGTATCGTGAACATATGAATGTTGTCCATCGTGGTAAATTTGCAAATCTTCGCTTGAACCAAAGTTAGCTTTAGCACTGTCAGAAAGATATAAATTGTTAGTTTGCAAATCTACATAGCTACCAAAAGTAGCTGCACCCGCAGCTGACATATCAAGTGTAAGAGCAGTTATAGTTGAACCACCATCATTACCTTTAAATTTGAGGTCTTTGTCTGCTACTGAGGAAACAATTTCTAAATCTTGGCTGTTGTCTATTACTATCCTACCTATTTCTGTGCCAGCGTCTCTAAACCTTATTTTTCCACCATCAGCATCAAGAACAATGTCTGAAGCTGCATCTAAGTTTAAGTCACTTGTGTGTGTAATACTTCCTGTTGGAGTAATAGAACCTGTTACAGAAACACCCGCATTAGTTGTTTCAAGTCTTAAATTGTTATCATAGTAATTTTTTACAGCACCATCAACATCTCCTCTGATAATAGTTTTACTACCAGCTTCATTCTGTACATAGAAATTACCATTTGTCAAAAGGAGCATATTTCCTGTGCCTTTATCGACTATTTTGCTATCACTACCATCGTGATAAATCTCTAAGTCAGCACCTGTACCATATGTAGCTTTAACATTATCACCACTTACAATATTTCCAGTCATAGTGCCACCTGCTTTTGGCAAGGCAGCATTAGCTGTAGTATTACAAGCAGCAACATCTACACCATCAAATGTAGAGTTAGTTGTGATTGCTCCTGTCATAGCACCACCAGCCAGAGGCAGTTTTGCATCTAGCTGGGTTTGTACATTACTAGTCACACCATCAACATAATTAATTTCTGTATCCGTGGCTGTGATTGCACCATCAATACTAGGGAATGTAGTCTTTAATACATTCTTAATTCCTCGTATATGGTCATCACCCTCAGAGACATTATCACCTGCTGCTGGGTTAGACGAGTTAAGGTCATCTATATATTTAGTGCCTGTTAAATCTTCTAAAGCCATTAGTTACTCCTTATGCTGAAGCAGCTGTTACTGTTACTGTTACCTGTAGTGTGTCACCTGAGATTACTGAACGTGCCGAACTAAAGTCTACTACACCATATAATGTACCACTTGTTCCTGTCGCTGCTGTATTTAAAAATGCTCCAGCTACTGTTGCTGTTGCGTTAATTGTGAAGTCCACACTTGAGCTGTTAGTCATACTACCAGATGAAGCTGCACCTTCTGTCCATTCCTTTCTGTTTCCAGCATAACCAGTTAGTTCTGCCCAGCTTGAATGTGATGCCATAGTGTCTCCAGCAGCTGGTGTTCCAGCAGCCTTAAGTCCTATGTACCAAGCTGTTACTTGTGTTGTTCCGTGAAATTGTACATCAAGAATATGATTTAAACCTACTGTTGCAATAAGGTTTTTCTTATTCTCTTCCCACTTCACATTACCATCTTTATCAAGGCAAGTAACTTTCCAATAGTTAGCCAGCCCTAAATCTACATTATCTAATGCCATTTGTTCTCTCCTTTAGAGTGTTATTATTATTCGTCTGGGTCACTTACCTTAGTCCAAGTAGTACCAGTGTCTTCTGCTTCGTCATTCCACAAGAAGTTGTTGATTGAAGTAATGCTGGATGTTGCTCCTAGTGTAGCAGTTTCTTCAAAGTTTATATTAAATTTCATATCCTGTTCATTAGCCATTGTTCCAGACACAGGAATTTGTATGTTAGCAGATGCAGCTACATTAGCTTGCATTGCAAGAACTGTATTAGCAATCTTCTCTATGTCCTCTGCATTAAGACTATTCAGCATAACCTGACTTATATTGGCAGTTACCGATAATGCAACAGGAGGAGAATATCCAAAACTTCCAGTTGCAGAAGACCAAGTAGCAGTCTCTAAATCCCAAGTAGTAGTTCCAGATAATGGTATATTTACAGTAGTTCCCATAGTTATGGAGTCTACATATAATTTATTACCAACACTTGTTAATCCTTCTGTAGAAGCAAGTGTTACTGACTCTACAAATACTTGCTGAGTAGCTGCTGTATTTCCTGCATTAAGTCCTAATACTATGCTACCTACTAACCGAAAACCACCAGAACTTGTCATTGTAGAGTTAGCAGCTAATGTTGCTGTGCTTGGATATACAGTCAATCCAGCATTGCTTTGTGTAGTATTGGCTGCTAATGTTGCAGTGTCTATATAGGTAGTATTAGCCCATACATTTCCTGTATTAGTCCAAGTAAAAGAATCTGCCGACCAAGTGCTTTGGGCCATTAGCCTTCAACTCCCGAGTATATGTTTCTTACTCTCATAGCTGAACCTGAATGTCTGTCTCTCTGGTCTGCCTTTTGTATCTTATCTATTGAATCTCTATAGGCTTGTAACCAAACTGGTATTCTTTCATCATTCTTAATAAAAGGCTCTGCTTCCATTAGAGCACCATATAGTAATACATCTGGTGCATTTACAGTGAGCCAGTTGCTAGTTACAGTACCAGCAGAACCATCGCCTAGAGGTGTAAACTTCTCATAAAAAGCCATCTCTAAGTCGTATCCTGAATCTGGTATAGGTGCTAGTTGTAATTCATCACCTATTAATGTGTAAGCTCTTGGCTTACCTGTTGTGCTACTACCATATAGTCTATCCAACATCTCTGGTGTTATGTATTCAAGTGGTGTAGTAGGGTTTGTATTGAGTTGTATGTTACGCATCTGAATGTAACCACCAGGAAGATTAAAGTATTGCTGTCCTGATGTAGTAGTCATTTTACTTCTGACTTCCATAGGTCGTATGCGTAGCTCTCTATTAATTCTTGTTTCAGCTAGAGCAATAAAGTCTGGTATTCTAACTGTCAAGTCTGACCTGTCTAACCAGTCTGCTACTGCATCTTTTAATTCTGTAAATGTACCTAGTGCCATTATATTTTTCCTTTAGTAGTTCTCCAAGGAGCGTTATCAGGATGATTCAACCATTCCTTCATTCTTTCTTGGTTTCCCCAAACACCTTCTCTCATCATCTTCTCTACTACAATAAGAGGTATCCTTGCTACTCGGTGTGAAAATTGTGAGTCACCTTTGTATCCATTTCTTCCAGCCCTGAACTTATCTTGTTGATTAAATTCAGATACTTTCTTGACTGCCTTGTCATCTTGCTGACTAGCAACTGTAAGGCTTCCGTCTAAATTCGTTATGATTTTTGTATCAATTGCCATATTGTTAAACCACCCCAGTTTCCCAGGGTGGTCATTAGGTTAGTTATTAACCAGTAGTGTACCTGATCTTTCCGTTGGCAGCTTCATTGCCACAACGTAGACCATACTCAACTAGAAGCATCTTCTTCTCAGAGTCACCTTCTTTAGCAATATCCACAGTTTGGAAATCACGAAGGTAATCAACTGACCACATATCGTGGTCTAGGAAGTAGATTACATCTTGGTCACAGTATCTGTCAAGAGTGATGTTGAATGTACCAAAGTCTGATACATATACATCAACTGCATTTTGGATAGTTGTGTTGTTGTCTGCAACTGAGCGAATAGCATCAGCACGACCAGACATAGCTGTTACTAACTTCTTATTAGTAGCACCAAGTAACATAGTTGAAGGCTCGCCTCCAGCATTCCAAGTAGACTCAGCTACTGCAATGATGTCAGCTTCAACAACTGCTGCGTGAGTACCAGAAGTACCAGCGT